GTTTTACTTAATTCACCTCGGTTAGCTGCCGGACTATCACCGACTCTACGAACCTTAGTATAAATCTGATTTCCATCAGAGTTAGTGCGAATGCCTGCAGTTTGTTTTAACCACAAATCCCGATAGGGACTACCAACACCCGGATCGGCTGGAGCATTGTCATATTCCCAATTAGGGTTATTTACAATATTTGTCCAGGCCATTTATTTACCCATCAACTTAGTAAAGTCGTTGACTGCCTTTTCAGCATCTTTTGCAGACTTAAAGGTATCTAGTTTATCACCATCTAGATAGGCAACAAACATATTTCCCTTTTGAGTAACTACTGCGTCAAACTTTTCTTTACCAACCTTAAATTTCTTTACCTGCTTTTCGCCCGAAGGAAGTTTAAAAGCTTCATCAAGCGTCGTCAGATTCCTGATCTGTAAGAACGTCTTCATTCTCTTCTACTTCCTCTTCGGACTCAAAGTCCATTTCTACTTGTTCTTCTTCTCCAGACATCATTGCCTGTCCAAGTTGAACCTTCCTATCATCCATAGCAGAATTAATTCTATCTGCCATAATACTAGTAAACGCATTGCTAGCTTCTACGTTGTCACCTGAGTTCAATGCACTAATCAAATCTTTTGTTTCCATTACAATCTTTCCTCATATGTAATAATATTTATACAAATTTAAATTTCATCATCTTCGGCTGGAGGTTCATCCTCTCCGCCACCTTCATCATCGATTTGTTTATCGATTTCTTCCATGTCCTCATCACTTTGCATAAGAACATTTTTACGCACCCACTCTACAGAGTAGTATTTACCAACAAACTCATCAACCTCACGGAGTGTACCGATCTTCTCACGAAGCAATTCAGCATTTTTCAACTCAGCAAAGTGAGTATCCTGCAAGAAGTCAAAGTTGATACTGTCACGGATTTCTAACCATTCATCTTCTGTAACAATACCTTTTAGGATCACCTGAGTTCTGAGTATATCAACAAAGAGCGATGCAAACTTTTTACGAATACGTGAGATAAACTTTTGGAACTTAAGTTCGTCGCGAGTAATCTCAGAAGAACGACCAAGGCTAAACTGCGCTTCTTGCTCTAGGCGAGAAGAAGGAACGTTGAGCGACTTGTAGACTTTCTTTTGGAAGTATAGGATATCGTCGATTTGTCCGAGGTTTTCCCCTCCTGGTAGCGTGGTAATTTCTGTACCTCGACCACCTTCTCGACGCGGTAGCCAGAAGTCTTCCAGCATCGACATGTGTTTACGGTCATCTTTCATCTCCCCTGTTGATGCATCATAAACCATCTTGTTACGATAGTTGTTCATGATACCTTTTACGTATTCCTCGGCTTTACCTTTTGGAAGGTTACCCACGTCGATATAGAAAATACGACGTTCTGGTGCACGTGACAGGCGGTAGATAACAAGTGAATCTTCCATCATACGGAGCTGGTTAACAGGCTTCAACGCTTTATGGAGATATGACAGTACTTTCTTACGCGTAGGATCTAGCACACCTGACGTTACGTAAGCAATAGAATCTGGTGCAATCTTCAAACCCTGATTGGATTTGTTCATTGCTTTATCTTGGTACATATAGAACTCGTTTTGACCAACCACAATTTCTGTGCCAGTCTTAGGATCTTTTTCCTTTACAAGTTCTTTTACTTTACGAATACGAGTAGGATCAACTGGACGTAGTTCAATGATACCACGTTTCGGTTGTTTATCGTCAATGATCTTGTGGTAGAACAAGCGTCCATCGATATACCAGCGACGGAAGATATCGTGTCCATACCAGTTCATATTAAGCAGAGCCATAACATTTTCAAACTCTTCACGGATCATCTTCTTAATCCGGTCAGGTTGGTCTAGGTCATCAAGAATAATATCAACAGGAGACGAGTCATCGTCAGAAACAATTGCTTCTGATACAATGTCATCAATTGCAGCATCACATTCCGGTTGGGATGCAATGTCACGATACTTTAAAATTAAGTCAGCTTCGTTCTTAACGTTCGAACCTGAGGTGTCAAGATATTGACCAAAATAGCCACCGGCATTGACAACGTGGCCTGCACCGTCTTCATCATCACGAGGTACGAAAGATACTTTCTTACGTTCCTCTTTTTCCTCAGCTTTACGCTTGATCTCAAAGCCAAATAGCTCTGCCATGTTAAAACTCCTGTGTAGATAAGGAGGGGACTTACATCCCCTCCGTCACTACTATTTATAACACCATTATGTAGTAGTGTTTGATTCCCAATATTGAACTTGCAGCTCAACAGTGAATTCTTCAATCGTGTTCTCACTGTCGTAAGAAACATCAATCGCAGAAACGTTAGTTGGGAAACACCCACGGATATCATAACGCTTAGTAACTTCACCGGCTTTATTCAATTGCTCAACAATCATATCGGCTTGATAATCAGTTGGATTTGAAAGACCTGTGTTGTTTACGTGTTGGTTGATACCATTCATCCAACGCTCAAATGCGTTACGTGCATCCATAGAAACATCGTTAATTACTGTGATGCTCCATGGCTCAAATGTACGATCCCCAGCAATCTGCAATTGACGACCACGGAATGGGATCGTAATTGGAGCAATGATAGAGGCAGGAAGCTGAGCTGCTTTAATCATGAAAGATGTAAGCTCAACGTCACCACCAGCATAGCCAGGAAAGTTAACAGTTGCTTTGAACAAGTTGGCACGCGAACCGCCGCCAACAAGCTTTGATTTAAAATCATCTACGCCTAAAATAGCCATTGTCTACTCCTTATTGTCCGACGATCTCAGAGAATTCAACGCCAGTACGTGTGGCGACGAAGTTCAATGTGATAAAGTTAATAGAACGTGCGGGCTTGATGTAGATATCTGCAACGAACTGGTTAGTATCGATGACCTGACCTGTGTTATTTGTTTCATCACAAACAACCAAGAAATCAGTAATACCACGACGACCTTTTACGTCACGCAGGAAGGGTTCTACCAGGTTGCGGAACTGAGCACGAGTGAATTCGTCGTTGAACTCAAACAGCTGGAATTTAGAAGCAGTAGAAACCGCTTTTTCCAGAGTAATAAAGAGACGGCGAACGTTGATTCGGTCGAATGCAGATGGCTTAGCCAATGCAGTCTTATCACCGAAGAGGACTGTACCTTCACCTGGGAAAGAAACGATCGGGTTAACACGAGCTTTATAAAGATCGTCACGATCAGCTTTTTTCGGATTGAAAGCAACCTTAGTAACACCAAGCAACTGTCCACGGTTCAAACCAGCAGGTGAGAACCAAGCATCAGCAACGTTATCAGTGTTGGCACACAAACCAGCCACAGCACCAGAAGCAGAAACCCAACGATATACATCATTGTACTTATCGTACATATAAAGTGCAGTTGAATCGATAACAGCATAAGAAGATGAAGTCAGCTGATCTGCCCAAGTAATAACGTCTGCAGCTGCAGTTGAGTTATTTACTGTATCTGCGATACGAGGAGAAACAAATACAACACAATCTTTACGACCTTCTGCAAGGGCGATCATGTTATTTGCATGAGTTACACCATCTGCACCGGCAGGTGCTTCACCCGCAATGATCAGGTTAACATCAAGTGTTTCTGCATCACCGAACAAGTCATAAGCAGTAGTAAGCTCACCGACTGTTGGAGCGTTATCGTCTGTACCACCACTCATTGTCAGCGTTGTTGCGCCATTAGATGTGGTGAAAGACGTGTTTGCAGCAGCAGAACCCATTTCAGGGAACGTCGCGTTATCATGGTTACCAAACCAAACATACGCAGATTGGTTGTTTAGAACCTCTGCATAGAAGTTATTGGTACCATCATCGCCAAGAGCATCCGATGCCTGTGAAACGAAAGCAAATGTTTCGAGCACTGTACCAGCTTCGCCTGTCCATGAACCATCTTCGTCAACAACCACGATGTGCATTTCGTCATCTTGACCACCGCGCTTAGCCGCGAAGTTAGAAGTACCTGGCACCGAATCAAAAAGATTGCGATAAGTCCAAGCAGCGAATGCAGTTGCGTTTGCAGTACAGAAAGATAAGGCAAGTGCGTTACCAAGAGTACCTGGATATTTAGCAACAGTAAAGATTGTCGATGCAATCGAAGTCGCTTCATAGTCAGACTCGTTGGTAATTTTAATACCAGTGCCGTCGTTGGTTGCGTTTAGGTTGTCAGTTTCCGCACGAACGACGCGGAGACTGTTGCCATACTGCAAGAACTGCGCAGCAGGCATAAAGTATTTGTAGGTGTTGGCGTCTGGTTTACCATAGACTTGGACGAGCTCTTTTTCGGAGCCAATTGTTCTGATTTCTCCTACAGGACCCCACTGGAATGCTCCAGCAATGGCACCAATAGATGTAGAAACAGCAGGAACAACATTCGTCAAGTCGACTTCTTTAACCTGTACACCAGGTGAGACTTGAAATGCCATAAGGTTTTCCCTCTTCAGTTAATTTTATAAGAATGCATAATACGATAGTTTGTCAATACTATTATTTATAAATAACGGTATCTCATCAGAACATGTCAGTAGGAGTCTCCTCCCAGATAGTGCCTGATGCATCTACTTCGATATTATCTTTGTATCCGTCATCAATGATTCCAAAAGGAACCATGTCATCCTCGATTGCCTTCATTCTATCTGCATACAACATCTGTTTAAAATCAATATCTGTTAGATTAGAAAACATTTCAGTAGCGGCAAACCAACCGAACATAACTAAGTTCATCATCAAATCGTCGTGGTTATTATCAGAGGCTTCGTATGAATTACCCTTTGCAACAAAGGTAGACATTTCAATGATAGTTTCGCCATCGACGATATCTAGTTTGTGCTGCTCAATAAGATCTTTAATGTTCGAGCAACCAATTCTTTTTACTTTACGAGTCATAGTAGCACCAAGGGCGTTAGCCTTTAGCATGGACTCTACGAACATATTCTCGTATTCCCAATCATAATATAATCCATTGCATACAACTGAACCTTGGTCATTTGATTCAATGATCACATAGGCTTCGTTATATGTCTTTGCATATTTGTGGATAATATCTGGAAAGAGTAGCGGTGATACCATGTTATCTTGATATACACAGACCTGTTTAAACGGCCTCTGTGTAATATCTATAACGCTAAATGTTGAGTAGTCTTGGCCTCTACCTTTTGCAACATCGACAGTCATAATATACTCGTGACCTTCCTGAGGTCTTTCGTATGTTCTTACTGATTCCTGTCTAACGAGAGGGTCGGCTGCTTTAAGTCCAAGTAGAAATTCTCCGGCAATGAGAGTATTTGATGTTCCCAAGAAGTTGTTCCCAAACTCTTGGTCAAACTGTAACTCTGAGGTGTTGGATACGGTTTGCCGCTTCCACTCTGCGTCTCGTCCTGGTACGTCCCACCAGTCAACCCGAAAGGGTTTATACTCGTTAGTTCCTTGGACGGCTCCTTCCCAAAGCTTATGGTAAATGTTTCCGAGTCCATTTGCAGTTGAGGTGATGATAACTCTTGACGTTGTACCTGATGACACAACTGGGTACGTTGAGGTATAGAATTCTCCAGCATTTTCAACGAATGCAAATTCGTCCAAGAAGAGGAGGTTGACAGACATACCTCGAATTGAGGAGCCTGATGTAGCTGCAGCGACAATACGACTGTTATTAGAAAATTCAATTGAACCTTTATTAAGTGCCTTACAACCTGGCTGCAAAAAGAACGGAAGGTTCTCAAGCATCAGTGTAACACGACTCAACATCTCTCTTGCTGTGGCACCCTTGTTAGCCAAGACTGCGATCGTTTGTTCTGGTTTAAATATCGCATACCATAGTAAGTAACCAACCGATGAAATAGATTTACCGGACTGACGACATGCCAATACAATCGAGAATCGGTTCTCGTTAAAATGGTTGAACATCTTTTCCTGATAAGGATACAAGTCAAAATTGACCAACCCTTTATCAAGGTGTACAACTTTAAGATAATTCCTGGCAAAGTAAGCTGGATCGTTCATACACTTTATATACTCTTGCAACTCGTGCTGAGTAAAGTTGTGTTCGACCCCGTCTCGTTTTACGTTTGGATTACCTAGATATGAATCATTCGTCTGGATTGACATCAATTATTTCCGATTTCTTATCAATTAACATTCTCTGCAAATCAGTTGTTGAGCCTACAAATACATTATTCTGAGTAAGACCTTGTGGTTGTTCTTTCTTAGATTCTCCACTTAGGTCTTTCTTTTTCTTTTGTAGATCCATAAGCTTGTCAGTTACGTCAGCCATGTTTTTAAGCATACCTGATAAAACTTCGTAAGCACGTGGATGCTCTGATTCGGCAGCAAGTTGCATCATTCCCTCAAGAGCTTCTTCACCTTTATCTAGAATCCCCTTATATTTTACTCGGGAGTAGTCATAGTCATCAATGATATCTTTATTTTGCTCAGGAACCACAACTGGTGTTTCTGTCTTTTCAGTCGGTAAGTTCTTGGATAACGAATTCATTAATTTATTTTTATCAACCATGGGTATTCACCATTATGTAATTTGGTTATCGTCGGTGCTATCTACACCTTCGAATACTGAGTACACCGCCGAGTCACTTGTCGGAGCGGCGATTGTAATTGTTGGGTTAGCGGTATATCCACCACCACCATTAACCACTGAAAGGGCATCGAGACGACCTTCCTCGGTAAGCGTAGCTGTGACCTGCGCGGTAAACTCTGATGGTGTGCCTGTCGGGGCTTCTACAACAGCAGATACTACCGTTACAATATCTGTTTTATCTGGTAGAGGTACAGCATATACCCTACCCGCTCTTACTAGTCCAGTTGCCTCAAGTTCAAAGTTACCGCTCGAGTCAACTCCAGTAACCGTAATGGTAGGCTCTGCCGTGTAAAAGTTACCAGGATTATTGATATTAAACCTTGTAATAGATCCGTCTGTAACAACAGCACTCACTTCGGCACGTGTTGCCACAGAAGTCGGAGCAGAAACTGTTACGGCCGGTGGAGCTGAATATCCACGACCACGGTCAACGAATTCAAAGTATGTAACCACACCATCAAGAGTAAATGCATTTGCAGACGCTTGCACAGAAAGCAGAGATGACTGTACGGTGATTTCTTCGATAAACCCAAATGTATCAATATTGTTAATATCCGTAGATACCGTAGTTACGATACCTTGTTCGGCAGCAGGCCCAAAGAACTTAACCTTCATTGAAAAATCTAATGTATAAATCAGCGAGCGGCGTGATGTAAATTCACCTTCGTAATCATCTGATATGCTAATACTGTTCAGAGTAATAGGAACGTCAAATGACTTTTCAAGCTCATCAATAAACTTAACTGAGAGTGTATATGTTGGTTGGAAATAAGGTACAATCTGCTCAAAGATTTGCAACGCATCATCTTGGTTCTTTGCAATAATATTTAACTGCATATCAACCATATATGGAGTCACCTGTCCAACAGTAGAGCGAGTAGTTGCTGATGACGTAGTTGTAATTGTATTAAGAGAGCTTGTCTTTGTTGTAGTATCATATGACATATTAGTGATTTCAAAAGACATGCGAGGAAGCTTAATCGCAATCTTTGGATCACTTAAATCGGCTTGCTGATCTAGACGAGATAGAAATTTTTGCTTAGGTCCATATGACAAAGGTACCCGCTGCTGGTCTTTGACAATACCAGCATTATCTTTGCGTACTACTCGAATGTCGTTGAAAAGTGTTCCAAAGACTGCTACTGATTTTCTTAGAATCGCGTGATAAAAATGATCACCAAACATTAGCTAGGTTCTCCAAATGGATTTTGTTCTGAGAAGTCGATAATGTCATCAGCAGTATTTTCAAAGTCCCAGTTTTGGGCACCGCTATCATTTTCAAACGTTCTATTTGTGGCATCGTTGAGGTCATAGATTTCATAAACTTCGGCACTCATAGTGGCATTGCCTTCTACATCATCTATAATATATGTATGAGTATCACCACTTGTCGATAGATAGAAATCTTTTACATCTGTTGAGTTAGTCTCAAGGTCTGTAAAGAATAACGTCCGATTTGTGATAGTACCACCAATTGCATCTTGCTCTGTAAGAATACCAGAGACAAATGGTAATGCATCTCTTAAATCAGCAATAACCGTGTCAATGCCATTTAGTTCGGCCTGTAGGATATCTATTTCGGACTGAACTGAT